CCCGGCGCGAGGAAGCCCGGTTTGTTATCGGTTGTAAAGCCGAAACTAAAACCGCCCAGATTCGTGTTAATTGTGCCGATCTCCGTGATCACGTTTGTCGCGATCAGCTTGCTTGTGGTGATCGTGGCGTTCCTTGCGATTGCCGTTCTGACTTTCCAGAGCTTGTTCGTCCAGATCATCAGATCGCCGACCGCATAGGCTTTCGATGCCTTATTGCTGTTCTCTGCCTGTCCGATCAGCCCTGCGCCCGCCCCGGAAACAATCGGTGCGGTGTATGCGAGGCCGCTGATTGTGGTTGTGCTGATTTTGAATGTGGCAAGCTGAATTTCATAAATGCCATTCGTGATGTTGACATTCGAATCCTGTTGCATCGGGGTCAGCGAGGAAGCCGTCTCGTAAAGGATGTCAATCGGAGAAAGTGCCGATCCGAGGTCCATGTGAACGTACAGCTGGCCCTTCATCGTTCCGGAAGGCGACAGCGGGATGATGATGTCGGCATCGTAGATCTCAAAGAATCTTCCTGACGCGATGCCATATCCTGCAGTGATGTGCAGGGTGGATGAGTCCGCCTGTGTGACGGTTGCTCCGTAGATGATGCCTGAGTCAGACACTGCGGTCTGGTAGACGAGCGCATCGTCCAGAGGCGTTACCGTCTCCCCGGCAAAGGTTACCAGTCTAATATTAGGCATTTCCTCCGCTCCTTTGTCTTAAAATCGTGGTGAGGTCGATCCGGATGGTTCCGAAGATCAACTTGGTTACTTTATTTATCTCGCGTCCTGTGAGGATCGAGGGATAACTTACTCCATCGGAAACGATGTTCACGGTCTGCCCGATCTGCATCGTCCGTGCTCCGACCAGCGCGTCATCATTAAGCACTGTCAGCTCGATAAGGTTGTTGTAAGATGCGCTTTCAAACAGCTTTGCCGCTTCACGCTGAGCAAGGTCAGCAAACGTGTCATCCTCATTCGGAGTGACTGTTGAGATCTTGTAGATGACCGGCACGATCCTGTCCGTGTCCTGCGTGTCATATGACCGATCCGGATGCTTGTAATAAGTAATCGTGCTCACGAGATCCGTGGCGTCATACACGATCAGCTTGTTGGCATCTTCGTTTGTCTCGTTCAGGACGATATTGCTGACGATTACATTAGGAAGGTTTGCTTCCACCGTGTACGCCTGCGCAGCTGCCTTGCCGATCGTGATGTCTATTTGCTGGTTATACGGATCCGGCTCCACATACACGCCGACGCCCAAGCGGGACATCGCCGGAACGATCAGCTCGTTGTACAGGTTAACTGTCCGATAGTTCAGGCCTTCCACACTTGGCTGCAGCTGGAAGTTCCAGGCTGTACTTGTCGTGGTCGTCACATTCAATCCAGGCACGTTCTGAGCAGTGTCGCTGTTGGAGATCCACCACGCCGTGATCGTGTCTGCCAGCGTCTGTTCGATCGTTTTTGTGCCCTGCTGGGTGACGTCAAACATGACCTCCGTAGAAAATAACCGCTCGAACGGCTCATACTCCACGGAGGCCGCCGTGCCGGCCGTGTTGACGATCGTGATGCCCTTAACACGTCCGAAGTATGACTCCGTGTCGCGGTAAATGCGGACATAATCGCCTGTAGCGTATTCCGTGGAAAACCGCACGACGATCTTGTTGGTCTTTGGCGACAGGTAGTCGTAATCGTAGGTGACCGAGTCGATGTTCGTGTGGTGCTTCAGCGCAAAGTCCTGGCTGAAAAACTCTACGTTATACGGTCTCATGCTCAATCATTCCTTCCACGCCAAGCTTAATCGTGCCTACGTTCTCAGCCGATACGGAGATAACGTTCTGGCCATATCCCAGATTAAAGAACCGTTGTGTCGAAAAATCCGACGATTGATACAGATCCTGCACGAAGTTGCCATCGAGGTCATACAGGTGCATCTGGTACGGAATGACCGTCGTGTCGATGACCAGCTTCCTGTCAGCTGCGATTGTGGCGTTAACCTTGCCGGTTGCGACCAGCTGATTGTTGAGGTAGTGGCTCCATGTCGGATTCTCTGCGACACCGTAGATGGTAATCTTGCAGGGCGAGTCGTTCATGGAGTCAGATGTGATCGTGACTGACTGCGCAGCGTTTTCCGCGTACTCGTAATTGTAAGTATACGGATAAACTTTGCCGCCGGTGACCGAGCCGCCATTGTATGCGCTCACGATCGTGTAAAACGGTGTGGTGCAGCTGAACTCCACCGTAGCATTCAGTGGATCCGTTTCATCTTTTCCGATAACAGTTACGATGCCGTTCCTGCGGAAGGTCACGTTGTCGCGCGTGTAAAGCAGGGTGATCGGCCTTCTCTGGCAGAACTTTGCGAACTCAAAATACTCGCCTCTGCCGGACAGCTTCACCTTGCCGGTGATCTTGCCCTGCGTCGCGTAGTATGACAGCAGAGCGAAATGCCCGCCGATGCGCTGGTACTCTGTTTCGAAGCTCGCGCCCAGACCGCCGACCGAGTGAAGGAAGGCGGTAAACTGGACCGTCAGGTCGTAGGTCTCGCCGTATGCGTTTACTAAGCTAAACTGTCTCATAATACCGCCATTCCCATCTGCCTGTTGATAAGGTTGTACATGTCTTCCGCATCAGCTCCTCGGTTCTTCTCAAACTCAGGGAAGTAAGTGATGAGCATCTGCAGGATATACTCCAGTGTCGCCTGTGCATCTCTGTTGGTCGTGATCTCCGGAGCGGATACAGACAGTGCTGACTGGTAAGCCATCTCGGTCAGTCCTGCTGCCTTCTGCATCTCATCCGTCACGGAGTCCATGTTGTCGCGGATGCCCATCGCGATACCTTCAGGGATCCACCGGCCGACTTCGTTCGCAAACTTCCGAGAAGGTGATCCGATCTGCAGGAATCCTTTGGCTGCATTCAGGATTGATTCCGCACCATTCTTCGCCGCTTCGATTACGGAGTCGATCTTCGACAAAATACCGTTCTTGATGCCTTCCATGATATTGTTACCGATCTCAGACCAGTCAAAGTCTCCGAACGTGTTCACGATGGACTGAATGATCTGCGGGATCGCTTTAACCATGTCAGGAATTGCCTGGACAAGTCCTTTGGTTATTTCCAGCAGTAAAGTCACGCCGGCTTTTAACAGCTCCGGAAGATGCTGCGTGAGTGCCGTAATGATCTGCGTGACTACCTGGACGATTGCGGGGATCAGCTGAGGCAGGCACTGGATAATGCCATCCACCAGCGCAAGCAGAACCTGAATGCCAGCGTCGAGGATCGTCGGAAGATTTTCCGCCAGAGCTCCAACCAGCGTAACGATCACTTCACCAGCCATGGAAACCAGATCCGGCAACATATTCACGATGCCATCGATCAGCATCATCAGGATGTCAACGCCAAGCTGAATCAGGTCCGGAAGCAGCTGAACCAGTCCAGAGATAAACTCTGTGATCGCCTGCATGCCTGTCGTAGGCATGTCCGTGCTCATAGCTTCTGACATCATGGCCACAAGCTCGGAAAGCATTCCAAGTACAGCCTCAAACAGCTGCGGCGCTGATGTGACGATTCCTTCCACCAAGGATCCGATTAACTGCGCGGACAGACTGATCAGCTCCGGAAGAACCTCGATGATGGTATTGATCACCTGCGGCATCATCTCGGAAAGCATGGAGACAATCATCCAGATGATTCCAGTAAGCGATTCAAATAAGTTCTGGAAGCCGGCACTGATCTGCTCAGTTGCGCCTTCCTCTCCGGCAATCAATGCAGTAAAGCCGGACAGGATCCCATTTACGCCGGGCAGCAGGTCTGCCACCAGCCCGCGTCCGATGCCCTGGACAGCAGTTTGGAGATCCTGCAGATTATCCTGGAACGCGGCAGCATTCTTTATGGCTTCGTCTGACATGACGCCGCCAAGCTCGTGCACGCGATCCTTCATGGCCTGCGTGTCTTCCGCAGAAGTATTCAGAAGCGCTCCAAGTTCGACAGCGCCCTTGCCCAGAAGCTCACTGGCAAGCTGTGCACGCTCGCCTTCGTCTGAGATGCCCCGCAGGCCGGCGATAGTTGCATTGAAGATCTCTTCTCTGGACATTCCGTCCAAAGCCTCTGCAGAAATACCGATCTCTTTAAAGGCATCACTCCCGCCGTCAACGGCTTTTGTGAGCGACTTCATTGATGCCTGCATCGCAGACATTGATGTGCCGCTGTGCTGCATTACAGCGTCCCATTCCTGGTACGCTTCCGCACTGATGCCCATCTTCTGTGAGGCTTTGTCGATGCTGTCGCCGTAGGCTCCGAAGTCCGTAACACCCTTAACGACCGCGCCACTTATTGCAGTCACGCCAGCCGTAACAGCCGCGGTCCCGCCAAGCAGTGCTCCGCCGATGCCCTTCGCCAGCACGGATCCTGTCTTTTGACCTGCGCTGGCCGCCTCACCTCCGAGGACCTTCTCTATGGATCCACTTATACCTTCCGAAGACGGTACAATCTGGACATAAGCCTGACCTATATTCTGAGGCATGTTATTCTCCGATCATCTTTGCGCGCCACGCATCAAACTCTTCAGGAGTATCAAATCCTGCGTAGGTTTCATCGTCCTTCTTGCCCAGTAAAAGCTTCAGGACGGACTCAGGACGCCCCACGTTGCGCTGCGCGTCTTTCGTTTTGCTCCAGGCAATAAACGCAATCTTGTCTGCCGCGTATGCCCTGAGCATGGTGTCGATGCTGATGTTCAGCCCGCTCATCTTTTGGACGATCCTGGCGTCCGGTCTCAAGCCTGCCGCGAGCGTTGCGGCTGTCTTGATCGGTAAGGCGCGCCAGTCCATGACTCCGTATGTTTCAGCGAAATCGCAGACCAGCGCGTCTTCATCCGTGACCATCATGGATGCCAGGGTAATCAGTTTTTTGCTTCGCCTTCGGAAAGCATCTCTGTGAGCTCCACCTCGAGAGCCGCCGGCGGTACCTTGCCATCATGCTGACTGGCGATGTGCGCGTACAGCGCTTTCTTCTGGTCGGCTCCAAGGATCATCTCCGTAAGCTTTGACATTCCTACGATCTTGCGGATCTCCGGAGCATCCGGATCAATGACGTCCGCGAGCGAATCGAGAACGCGCATATCCTGCAAGGATGTAGGGTCCATGGTGTACTTGAACCCGCTCTTCGTTGTGCCCTTTTTCATGTTCCCCTCCGTATCATTTACGCCGAGTAAACGATGTACTCGTAGTGGTTGTTACCAGACGCATCCGGCAGAGCTTCCATCGTCACGTTGTAACCGACAGCCTCGTTGGCCTTGTAAGCAATCTCACCGACTTCCGTGATGGATCCTTCCGGAATGACGATTCTCTTCATGCCGCCGCTGGTCAGCGCAATGTCGATGACATAGCTGTAATGCTCAACGCTGTTGGCGTTAACAGTGATGCTGTAACCAGTCTGGCCGTCAACAGTAACGTTGTCAGCACCGTAGATGCCTTTAGCGACTTCCGGATTCAGTGCTTCAATAAATGTCAGCGCGAAGGTATCCGGCTTCTCAGTGGAAACAGTCAGAACGACCTGTCCAGCCCAGTCCTTAATGGTCTCTGCGCTGGGGCTGTTGTTGTTGGTCAGACCATCCTCGGAGATATGCCCGAGCTCGATGAATGCCTGATCCAGCGTAGCTGCCGCTGTGGTGGGCAGAGTGCTTCCGATCGCCGCACGATAGACGGCACCGGCTGCCTTCGGCTTACCAGTTGTAACATAAGACTTATTCATGCCTCTTCTCCTTAATCAATCAAAACGTAAACAATGCGCCACATTGTGCGATACCGCGGATGTCTCGTGGAAAGCCTCGGATTGTTATACTCCGTAAGAAGTTCCACGGTGCTGATCTCAGGCTCTTCCAGCATATTGAACATGGCCGTTTTCACGTCCACGCTCAGTTGCATGGCTTCTGCCCTCGTCGGTGCCCACGAATCTATCGCAAGAGTGGCGCCGCTGACCTGGTTGGTTATGTCCGCTCCGGTAAGCTCCACCGTAAGGAAATTACGATAGCGCTCCTCCTCCGGAACATCTCCGAAGACAAACACGCCAGGCATGCTGTCGTCCAGGTATTTAATGACATATGCTTCCGGTGTCATACACGCACCCCTCCAAGCGCTTTCTGCAGCGCATTTGTTTCACTGTTCTCAATCGCGGCTTCTTTGGTTGCTGGCAGCACTCTGCAGGCGGCCCGGTCGCCGCTGATCAGTGTCTCAATGTCGCAGTCAATGCCGGAAGCTGCAGCGACGCTTTGCCCAGCGGCCTGGACAACTGCCATGGCACCTTCGCTCTGCATCATCTCCACAATTCCGGCACTGTTTATTTCAAACCTCACACTGTTGCTCACGTCAGCCTCCGTGCCCAGTCTTCAAGGCGCCCGGAATACCGAGCGGCGCGAATATTTCTGCCCCAGCTGAGCGGGATCAGATCCTGCACGCCTGTTGTCGGGTATCCCAGTGTCTCATAAAACTCGCCCGGCCAGACTTCGACGACCGCATCCGTCCAGTCATGTGTGTCTTCCTTCGGGATGCCAAGCACCAAGTCGGCCCGCTTGCCGTTGAGGTCAACAGACTCAATGACATCGCTGGAAGACGGCTGGCCGGGAAGTACGTTGTCAACTGTTGTGCAGGCCAGATCATACACCGGCGCGTTTAAGTCGTCGTATGCGATGATCGACCTGGTATAAAGTTTTACTGTAACTCCGTGTATCCCGGCCATATCTGCACCGCTCCCATCTGCTGTCTCAACAGCCCGAGGGCTTTGAGGTCCGTGTACATAATTGCACCGGTAATTCCGCCGCCAGGGACTGCAAACGTACCACTCCAGGAATATCCGAGGCCGCTCTGGCTTTCCTGTGTCATTGCATCACCAGTCGTGCTCTGCCGCAGGACTCTTGCCACTATATCCACAGTGACCATCTTGGCCACGCTCGTCAGTGTTTCAGATTCCGCGACCATGGCGTCGAGATTTTTCCCGACACCGACTGCCTTCTGGCGAAGAGCGTCTGACACGATCGGAAGAAGCGCTTCAGCCCTCTCAGCCTCGTTCTCTGTAAGCGGACGCCACAGTGTGACGATGTCATCTACCGTCGCAAATGCACTCATTTTTTTGCTCCTTTTTTCGTCTGTGCCGGCGCCTTCTTCGGCTTTTCAGTACTGGGAGCAGGAGCGGGAACCTGATCGACAGGCTCCCATGCTCCTTTGATTTCACTCTCAATATCAATGATGACGCCGGTTATTGTATGCCGGTACTTCAAGTCGCTCCTATCAGCGGATAACCGCGAAGCTTCCAGCGTTCAGGATGCCCCAGCCGATGTATGCTTCAGCGCGGAGCAGAACTTCGTTGTACTGCTTCAGGTCGTGACCTGCACCATCGGGATCGCCATACTCGATGACTTCCAGCGGAATGTTCAGGCTGTAGCCCCAGCGGAAAGCGTTCGCGAAATCGCCAACGATAGCCATATCAGTCGGAGCTCCGGAAGCAACGCCAGTGTAGTTGACCGTGCTGTTGACATCAGAACCAAGACCGCAGAAGCTGTCAGGATTCTGGCCGAAGCGGAACTCAGGGAACTGCGGAACGCCGTTGGCCTTCAGGGAACCCATAGCCGCACCGAAAGCAGGAGCCATTGCCACGCCGTTTACGTTTCCGTTCAGCGCCTGGATGGCAGCAATCGCGGAATCGAGGTTGGTGTCAGGATGAGCGGAATCGTATGTGATAACAGCTGCGCCAGTCAGCAGATCATCGAAGTTGTTGGTTGCAAGTCCGGCAATGTCAGCCTTCGTAGCAGGATCGATGCCGTGCATAGCAGCAATATCCAGACCACGAGCGATGACGCGGCCGAAGCCATCAGCAAACGCCTGCAGGAAGTTCAGCTGGCTCTGAGCGTTCTTAACGAACTCATCAGAAACTCTCTGCTGATAGACGAACTTCTGAGGACGGATCACAACCGGATCCACAGCAGCGTTGCCGGCGGGCTTAGCAGCACCTTCAGCAACCAGGGAAGCTTCGCCAGCGTTGGAGAAGACCATAACAGTCTCACCAGCGAACGGGATCGGCTTCGCGCCGGACAGCTTCGCAAGGGAAGAATGACCGCCGACTGCATTGAACATCTCAGAAACGAGCTGAGTAGGGAAGGAAGTATTAGCTTTAATCGTTGCCATGATAAATTCTCCTTATTGAGTAAGACTCGAGATCATCTGCTGCCATGCAGATGTGCTCGGATTGACTGTCTGAGGCTCAGTAGATCTCAGCGGCGGAGCTGTCTTCGGCGAAAGGTAAGCCGCAAAGCTTTCCGCATCCTTTTCGAGCGTTTCCTTCGTCTCTCCAACCAGCCGGCTGGCAAGTTCGATCGGAATGCCCTTCTCGGATGCCACCTGCTGGCGCAGAAGTGTGTGCTCGGCCTTCGTCGCTCTGGCGGTCAGATCCGCAACGGTCTTGTCATGGTCCGCAAGCTTTTGCGCGCTGTCCGAGATGCTCTTTTCGTATTCGCCTTTCATCTTGGCGACGTCATCCGGAGACATCCAGCCTTCGTACCGTGCCGCAACCTCGCGCTCTTTCTGTGCCAGGCGCTTCTGAATTGCCGCGTCGAAATCTTCCTGTGTCTCAATTGGTTTAAAATCTGCCATTTCTAACCTCCTCTTTAACCGTGAGTAACGTAATGTGTATTAAAAAAGCGACCAGCGGCCGCTCCCTTAATCAGTATGAAATTGACTGCCGCTTCTGCCGCGGCTTGTCTGTCGCGCATAGCCATGCGGCGAGGACTGCGCTGTCCATCAGCGTGATGTCCTGGTCGTCTGCTATCGCCTTGTATCCAAATCCGCCGCCGGATCCAATTGCTCTGTGCTCGCAGTTGGTTACCAGCGCGGAGAGCTCCGGCTGACCTGTGTGCGTAATCTGTCCGGAACCGATCAGCTGCTCAAAGACGCTCGAAGCGCTTATGATCTCGGCTACCTTTGGAAGCACTGGCGGCTTCAATCCGCGGGCCCGCATGTCATCTGCCAGGATTCTCTGACCGCTCGCACCATCCACAGCAACTTTTACTGTGTTCGGGTTTGCCAGGTAATCGAGGATCCACAGGTTGCCAACCCTTGCGGACGCCATGTCGATTGCTTCCACAAAGACTTTGCCGTCTTTCGTTTTGGCTGCCACGCTGAGCGCCACGTTCACGCCATCATGACCATACTTAACTCCGAAGTAGCGTCCTGGCAGCAGGTCTGGGCTGTTGTCTTGCAATGAAGACCATTCCATAGCGCTGATCACGCTCTTCTGTGAGTATTCCAACCAAAGCCCGAGCCGCTGGATGTTGAAGTCAATCGCTCCGATCGACAGCTCAGCGCGTACATTCCGCTCACTAATCAGCTGTCCGAGTGACGGATTAAATTCATACCACAGCGCCGGATCATCAATCTTATTCGTCAGCTGTTGGATGGACCATTCAGACCACCCTGTCTCCTGCGCTACTCCGTCAATAATGGCGCGCCGGATCCGCTGGAAGACATCACCGCCGGAGGAAGCCGTCGGAGGCGTTCCAACCAATATTGTCTGCGGGTTCTGTGAAGCACTGACTGTATATCCAAGCGCTGACTCCTGCTTGTTGGTATACTCCTGAGCCTCGTCGATGATCAGAAGGTCAAAACCTTCACCAAGTCCGCCGTTGTTTGTGCGCGTGCGGAAGTCGATTACTCCTCCGCCATTGATCTCAATATGTTCCAGGCCGTATTGCTTGGAAGCGAAGAAGGAATATTCCGGCATCTCTGCCTTCTTCCTGCTGTGCTCCTCGTAGCCCATCTTCTTTAGTAACGTATACAGCCGGATAAATGCGTCGTGCGATGTGGTCGTGCGGTGCGCCGTGTGGCAGATCTTCTCGCCGGCTTCCACAATGCCCCACAGCTCACGCGCCGCGAGGATCTCACCTTTACCATTCCGGCGGCTCACGCAGACGCAGTACTTGACGTATTTCCACAGCCCTGATGGATCCATGGACATGATGCCGCTGATCTGGAGCTCCTGCCACTTGAACAGCTTCTGTCCTGTTCCCTTATACAGCTTTATGGCCTCGGCGCCTTTGGTCTTCAGCCCCTTCTCAGGCACATTCGTGTAAGTCGGGGTTTGTCGGCCTATCTTACTGCCCATTCACAGCCCTCTTAATTGCTTTCCGGCGACTGGCAATGGCATCGGCCCGCTCTGACTGAGTCATCGGCTGTGGAGCTCTGGCCGCGGCTGACCGCATCCGGTCGTAAGCTTCCGGAGATGGTTCCCACTGTTCTTTGCTCCAGACGTTCTGAGCCTTGCGGTCCGCAGTGTAAGTCACTGTGCACCTGCAGTACTCGTGCCGCGCGTATACGTCATCAGGTTCGTCGCCGTAATCCCAGGAGCCTTCCTTGTCAGCGCACCATGGACAGCAGTTCGACTCGGCCGTGCGCGTGATCTTCGCCTGCATGCCGGATCTGACGCGGACTTCCGCGTTCCGATCCACGAAGTCATCGAAGAACGACTCCACATTGTTGACGATCGGCTCTCCGATCCACTTCAGCGCGCCGTCCACATCGTCGATGTTTTCCACCACCTTCTCGATCAGGCCGTCGATACGGTCTTCCGGGAAGTCAGCCTTCACGGATGCCATGCGGATCCTGCTCTTCCGATCCACGATCTTCTGGACGTCAGCCGCAGTGGTATTCACAGTGTTGTACGTTTCGCGCAGTGCCGGCTTTATCGTCCTGTCAGCGATGTTGTAGTACAGCTTGCCGTCAGGAAGATTCTCAGGAGTCAGGACGGACCGCAGTGCGCTGCTCATGTTCTCTCCAGCTGCTGCCGCGTAGGTGTGGCCATCCTGCAGTGTTGCGGTGCCGTCCTTAATCCGCTTGCTGACGCGCCTGATCCGTGCATCTCTATTCATCCGGCTTCGGTACGATGTCATAATCGCTTCATTAAGAGCCGGAACCACATCTGCTGCCATCAGTCACCTCAAATTCCAGTCAGTTCGTAAAGCTTATCTTCAGTCATGTAATCCGGATAGCTTGCCGACAGCTTTCCGAGAGCATCACCAACAGCTCCCAGCGTGGAAACGTCAGCCGGGAACGGCGGAGCCCATGTCGGAACTGTCATGTACAGCTCGGATCTCTGCCATTTATAATTGTCACGGACGCACGCGGCAAGATAGCCGGCATTCAGCAGACCGACTCCGAAAGTCTTCTGCGCTTTCCGTGCGGTGAGCCGCAGGTTCTCGTGCGTGGCTTTGATCGCCTCCGCACTGGAAGGGTTCGCGCTCGGGAAGCCAAGGTCATCCAGAGTCAGGCCAGTCTCAGCTCCAAACAGCGATGCGAACATTCTCAGCTGATCCAGGTGAGGAGTCATTGCTTGCTGACTGAACTGCCCCACCTTCACATGGTCCTGTCCGTCATCGTTCAGCGTGAATCTCATCATCGCGGACATTGCCGCGGCCCACTTATCAAACTGGGCCTCTCCGGAATCATCCACGCCGGTGACATACTTCTGCGGAAAACTAAAGAACTCAGCGCTGATCTCCGACCGCTTGATCGTGCGGAGTGCGGATCCAGTCAGGCTCATGCAGGCACGGCTGATCCGGCTGTGGCCGAATGGTCTGCGGCTGTCAGGACGGAACACGACCGGCACCAACAGTGGATACGTCGCCGGATTCGGTCTGGTATCAACAAGCTCGCCCTTCTCGTAATACGCCGTATACTCATGCGTGTAATATGCCTCGCGTGTCGGGTTCTCGTACTCGTCACGCTCCAGCACGGCATACCCTTCATGCAGCATTCCGGTCGTCTGGTCAATCACGCCTGTCGCGTCATACCCGTCAATCACTTCCATGCGAGGAAATCCAGTCTCGTCAGGTGAAATTGAGATGAACGAGCACGAGCAGATCAGCGCTCCAAGCACTGCGGCATCGATCAGGGTGTCCTTGTTGTTCAGGTCGTAGATCTGTTCCAGCTCGAAGATGTCTTCCTTGAATCCATGGAAGTCCAGCCGATCCGCCAGAGCATCTACGCCCTTCGCACACCATCCGACACAGCTGTTCCAGTACCGCAGGTCCGGAGGCGAGCTGATCCCGAAGTCGAAAGTCGCGTTTTTCATCTCATAAAAGCCATATCTGAGCAGCGTTCGGCCTCGTTTTATAGCCAGTTTATTCTGCAGATAGGGCAGTCCTTTGTATTCCATACTGTTTTCCTCTGTACATGAACAGTTACGCTATTGAATCACTTTTGTAAGTGTTGCATTTCCTATGGGCTAACTGCACATTATTCCATGCGTGCATGCCGCCTTTGGAAACTGGATAAATATGATCGATGCTCGGATACATCGGACCACATATCACTGTTCCTTTGGCTTTCATCTTGTCAGACCAGTCACCCATCAGACCGCAGATCTGACAGATGTTTCCATCGCGTTTTGCGAGTCTTCTGAGCGTTATATCTGGATCCACAAGTATGCCGGCATATTTCCTTTTCTTTTTGGAAACGTGCCGGCCACATTTATCACTGCAATATTTACTTGTCGGGTAGTGTGCTATGTACTCTTTCCCACAACATTCGCACACTCTTTGCTCACTAAACTCGAGCCAGTAAGCTATGTTTTCTGCCTTCTTCTTTTCAGCCGCTTCTTTACGCTTTGCGGCTTCGGCTTCGCGTTGCTTCTTTCGCTCCTCACGTTCAGCGGCTTTGACCGCTTGCCGTTTCATGGCTTCTTCGTGAATTTCTTCACGAGTGCGACCGCCGGCTTCGTGGTACCTTATGTATGCGCGTTTTTTCCAAGCCGATAAGAGTGCTTCTTAGAACACTCCGTCGAGCATGTGTTCTGACGGCTCTTATATGTCGAAAACTCTTTTCCGCAAATTACGCATGTTTTTATAAGTAAGCCATGCGGCTGACCGTTTCCACGCTTAGCAATTTCAGCCTGCCGGCTACATCCAGCAGAGCAGTATCGCGTTTTGAACTTTGGAAGCGGTTTTCCACAAACAACGCACTGCTGTTCGCGCTTGCCAACATATGTCATGCGCCTATTTGCTTTGTCTGCCTCATATCGACATTTATCAGAGCAGTACTTCTTCTTTCTGCCGTCAAAAATGGTGCCACAATACGCACAAACATTCATATTTTTCACCTGCCTTCCAGTGAAATGCCTAATATAAAAGCCTCTGAAACCGTTAGGCTTACGGCTTTCGGGAGCTACCCTATCAGAGGCATTTATAACGTGGTTCTCAGCGA